AAATCAACTTATTGAATATGCAAAGTGGATTCCTAACTTGAGTCAATTCTCTGGTGGAGGTATCAAGAACATGAAAATACTTTGGATCATTTGAATCAGCCCATGTCATCTCATACTGCGATCCTAGATAATGGATATTTCCCTTTGAACTTTTAGTATGGAAATGACCACAGAGAACCATCTCATATCGAGAGAATAATGTTGGGCACATTCCATGACTTGTCACTGGTGCTCCTTTCATCATCTCAAATCCCATCAGTTCTAGGTGACAGCAGATGATCGATGCTTTCGCAGTATTAATAAAGTCAACACTTTCAACGTAATTGTCAGCAGTGATCCATGGAAGGAATCCAATATCAAGACCATCATAATTAATGACAGTCGGATTCATTAGAATCTTTACATTCTCTTTGTAGTATGAAAGGTATTCAGTAAGTGAACAAAGATCATTCGTGTTCTTCCAATAGCAATCATGATTACCCGGAATGATCGTCATATTCATTCCGTGTTCTTGAAGTTTATTCAAAAACATCTCACGATTCCGATTGATAACCTTGATATTCAGCTGCTTCCGATGATCGAAATAATCACCTAGATGAATGATTTCTTTGATTCCATTCTCTATGCAATAAGGAAAGAACTGTTCAGAATAGAACCTCTCTTGGTAATCGATGAAGACATCACTTCCATTTTTAACACCAGCATGAGTGTCATTGATTATGGCAATGCGCATTAGCTAAGGAATGATTCCAGAATTGACAACTCTTCCTTCGACAACTGAAGTTCTTCAACTTCACCATTTTCTGGAATATCGATCTTCTTTCTTGGCTTTCCAAACTGTCTCTTGTTCGCAACGGATTGATCACTAACTTGTTCGGATCCCTTAAAGAAGTTATCATTCTTAGATCGGATACGTTCAACCATTCCATCGCCAGCGTGGTTCACATCGTCACCGAAATCAGCAAAGGCGGAGATACCAGCGTGTTCAGCATAGAGTTCTTTAATATCTTGCTGTTTCTTTTCCTTGGCGATGCGACGGAGAAATGCGAAATATGAAATCTGAGTAAAGTATCCGAAAGCATTCGGAAGACCAGTTCGGGTTGTCTTATCGACATTGTAATTGGTAATGGCCTTAACGCAGTTTTCCACAGCATCCATAACCATCTCATCTCGGTAAGTGTAGTTCACGAAATTGTACTTATGAGAAAGACCTTCGGCGATCTTCATAAAGCATAAACCGATATAATCTGGAATCTTATGGTTTTGAATCCAAATAGCATCCGATTCTTTCTTCTCGTTTACTTCCGTAACATACTCAACCACAGCTGAGGAGAAATCTTTATTGTTAACGTAATGTACTGACCTCTTTTTAGCTGTAACACTCATAAATGAACTATACCATATAAACCAATATATGTCAAGAATTATTTTTCATACCACCGAACTTATTTTCTTGACATACCAAAATAAGCCTTTATAATGACATAGTGACTCCACCAGAAAACAATCAAAATGCGTATGGTTGCATTATTTTCTTGACATATCCTACAAATATGTTATAATAACATTGTTACTCCATTAGATCTAGCAATTAACTTGTAATTAAGAAGATCAAGTTCCGAAGGTCATCCGACCAAGGATGAATATAGTGGTAACTATTACCCTTCGGGATGTAAACAATCCTAGATATTCCAATGCTTATTATTCCATCTAGGATCATGATTCTCATCTACATCAAATCCCTCTAATGAATCAATAGTCTCCACTAGAATAGCATCATAATAATGTTTTTTAAGTTCTAATGGAGCAGCAGTGTCAATGAGAATCTTGCTAGTATATATAATGGAAATCTCATCGGAAGAATAAGGAACTACTGGCATTAAAACCAGTTCCATCTCAAGGTCTTCGTCAATATCTCCCTCAAGGATATTATAAACACCTTTGAGCTCAATAGAGTTCGGGTGGACTTCAATTAACTCACCTATAACCTGTGAACCATCTTCCAGAGTATAGACTCTAATCTGAAGCTTATCTAATTGTTCGATCAGTTGATTTAGCATATTAACGGGATTTCATAAAGTTTGTAATTGAAACTTTCCTTAGCATAGATATTCACTCTTTCTATGGCGTGTTTCATAGTGTGATTCTTCTTTGACTTCCATGAAAGATTATCAGATATATCTATAACCACAGTTGTCTCATCATTATCGGACTTTCTAAGGCCACGACCAATAGACTGAAGAACCCTCACTTGAGATTTAGTAGGTGCCGCGAAGACAATATTATGAATGTTTTTGATGTTGATTCCAGTAGAGAATGTACCACTAGATGCAACAATAATCGCATCGGTTTCTTTTTCAACTAAAGCTCTGATTCTTTCACGATCATCAACATCAGTGCTCCCAGATACAAAAAAGATCTTTCGCTTAGTATCTACTCCAGCTTTTGCTTTAATTAGCTCATATAGCGGTTTACCATGCTTTTGAACAAGATTGAATAGAACCAGAGAGTTACCCTTTAGACCAACGGTTAAGTTAGCAATGAAATTATTTCGAGCAGAACATCCCACTAGGAAATCAATCTCATCCTTGTATTCCATCTTGGATCCGATCTTTCTGATTTCATCTTCATACTTCAGAACAATACATTTGATTTTAAGATCAGCTAAAGTATTTGAATCAATCAGTGCTTTCGTGGTTGTAACTCGATGAACTGGACCAAAGCTTCCAGTCAGAACTAATTCGTGAACCTGAGTATTATCTAATGTACCAGTAGTTCCGATTCGGAATGGTGCATTTGTAATAGCTGACATAATCGTGGTTAATGACTTAGCTTTAAACAAATGAGCTTCGTCACCGATAACCATACCGAACTGTAAGAACCAAGACTTTGGAAGATTAATCGCAGATTGCCATGTAGTTACAATAATTGGAGCATCAATATTGAACTTCTCTTTTCCAGAGTAGATTTCATGGACAGCATTAGATGCATCGAACCATCGATCTTGTTGAGTGTAATCCTCAAAGTCTTTATGAAGCTGAGATACCAGAGATGTGGTTGGAACCACAACCAGAACTTTCTTTCTAGGATCTTCGTTATTCGATAGAAACCAACGAATGAGTATGTAGATGATTAAAGACTTTCCAGAGCCAGTCGGTGAAATCAATAAAGATCTTTCCTTTCTGATGGCATGAATTACAGCTTCATACTGGTAATCTCTAGGTCTGATTAAACCATTCTTATTATCAGTAATAACAAGATTATCAATGAACTTGGTAATATCTTCAATAGAGGGAACATTCTGAGGAAGAACATCTTTATCTAAGTTCAAAGAATAACCACGACTTTTAGCAAAATCTGCAAGATTAGCTAGTAATCCGTATGGTAAAGTATTGGTCCTAGAATTATATAATCGGCATTTACCATCCCACATGCGGTTTTTGAATAGAGGCATATACTTATATCCATCAACATAAAATGTGAAATACTCGTTTATTTCCATTAATATGCCACTATCATCAGAAGATAGTTTTAATATGGTTTCATCAACCTTGTGTACAAGTAAATTAGACATTATTTTTATATTTACAGTTATCGAAATGCCATCTACTCATATTAGAACCCTTTCCTCTTTTTTTACAATATGGACACTCAAGTTCTGGTAATGAATTCATCGTAATCTTCATTCTTTCTTAACCATTATCATATTACATTCCAGCTGTGAACTTCTTCCAATCTAAGATATTGCGAATGTTGGAATGTCTCCATTTAATATTATCCATAATATCATGCAATGCTTCAACAAGAGTCTTTTGATAGTCGATCTGCACCGTTAATTTACTTATATCTGGATCAGTAGAGTAAAACATTTCCATGTCTCCCTTCAATGGTTTAGCCATTCCATTAAAAGGATCATAAGGCCACTGTCTTTCGTCCAGCTCTTCTTTAGTCATCTTGCCATTATAATACATCCATTTATCTTTACGGAGATTATTCAGTTGCATCTCACGCTTCTTTAACTGAAGCTTTGCAAGACTATACAACTCCAGATATTTTGAATGCAGACGTGCACTCTTCATTGAAGTTTCATCAAGATTCAAATCATCAATGACGGAATCTATTTCCCAACCTTTTAGTATGTCATCAAGTGTCATGTGTAACTTGATTTATACTGAAAAAATCACTTACGAAATGAACTCAAAATAATCGTATCTGAATGAAACTTCTGCTTGCAGATACTCAATATCGGTTAATTGAACATTGAAATCAAGACCAGTAATAGATACTGGAAATGCTCTGACGAATCTAATCTTTCGATTTAAGACACTATCACTTGACATGATATTAAGAATCACATCAGCATATTGCAATTTAACTGAATCTGTATTCAACCTAATCCAGTTGAAAATCTCCTTGTAGTTGACCATATCTTCGTCAACCATGATCTTCACGTTTAATGGATCATAAGACAGAGTATCACCAGTAACAAATCCCTTACGATTTCTAAATGATGCTTGAGCTTCAGGTAAAGCAACTGATGGAATATTTGCAGTGACGGCGAAATACTCAGCGTTTGAAAAATCACCTTCGATGGTTAATTTGAAACCGATTGGTGATAACAAATTAACATTTGATGTTAAATTACTCATGTTGTTATTTATGAAAAAAGGGGACACTCTTTTTACGGAGTGTCCCCAAAACTTAGTTAATTAAAACTTAGTTTATATCCAGATTATGGAGTACCGGTACCACCCTGTGCTCCACCAGCGCCACCACCGATGTTGGCGATAGTGAATCTACGGAAGTAGATGTTCTTCGCATCGGTACCTGTGGTACCTGTGCTACCAAGACCAGCACCTTGGACGAACGGGTTAGCAACAAGACCATAACGGGTCTTGAAGCCGATCTTCGGTTGGAAGCTGTTAGGATCGACCGCACGAACCATTGTGAGTGGCACGTAAGGGCAATAGAACAGACCAGCGTCATAGCTGTTTGTACCGCGATAACCGACCGTTGCATAGTCAA